TCTGCGGCTAACTTTTTTCTTTTTGCCTAATACTTTGGGCATTCTTGCATCATTAGTTGCATAAGCATCAGCAGTTGGTTCACCTAAATTGGAATAAAGTTGTGAATTTGGTCCAAAAGCGCCCATGGATGTATTATCTTCCATGAGTTGTTTATATAATTTATCAAAAATTGTTGCATTCATATGATGTTGTGTTATATTTATCCAAATGAATGAAGTGTTGAATAATTATATTCAGCAAATTAAAGCTGATTTAGAGATAAATCAAATAAACATAGCTGATGTTGCTCGCAAATTGCCAGCAAGAAGACATCACTGGGCTGCCCGTCTCATTGAACATAAAATAAAAATAAATGAGTTGGAGAAGCAAAAGAGCAACATCATAAAAGAGGTTTCTGCAAAGATTGGCAGAGACTCTCCAGTGTTGATGAGTAGCAAGACTATTCAAAATGCAGCAGAAAGCAGCAATGACATTCAGTCAATCAATGAACAAATAGCAACAAACAAGCTAATTGTTGAGTTTTTAGAGCAAGTTCAAAAGAACTTCTTTTCAGCATCTCATGATGTCCGCAACATTGTGGAAATTATGAAGCTTGAGCAGTTATGAATGTTTTGTTTGATGTTGTTAACAAGGATTGCAAGTTAATTTGTAGTGATGAGCAGGTTTTCGAGAGAATTCGCAGCGAATTCAGTACAGAAAATAAAGCTAAGAAATTTGCACGCAACAAACAGTTTATTCCCAGCAAGTTGTATGCAATTACACCAACTGGCATATTTGAGCCTGGGTTGGTTGATGAAATTGAACACGTCATTGTTGCAAAGCAGTTGGCAAGCAGCATTCATCGCAGCGCTGCCTTTGATGCCATTGCCAAACCAGCTAACAATGCAAAATTCTACAATCAATTGTCTCTTGAATTGAGAGACTATCAACAGCAAACTGTAAATTTATGCATTGAGCAGGGCCGAGGCGTGTGCTTGCTAGCAACTGGTGCAGGTAAAACACTGATAATGGCAAGTCTTGTGTCTAGCTTTTTTAAAGATGCAACATTCAAATGTTTAATCTTAGTTCCTGATCCTGGACTTGCTGTGCAGACATACAATGACTTCAAGCAGTACAATGTACCCTTCAAGGTTTGTGCATGGACTGGTCAGCACAAGATGGATGAATCTGCTCATGTGATTATAGCAAATCATGACATTGTGCTCAACAGATTTGATGAGCATGAATGGATAGAATATGTTGATGTGTTGATTGCTGATGAAGCACACACAATAAAGAAGAGTAACAAGATTAATAAAATTGTTGCAAAGATAAAAACCAGCAGCAAGTTTGGTTTTACAGGCACACTGCCAACAGATGCAGTTGATCGGTGGAATGTCATTGGCAAATTTGGTAAAATTTTAATAAAGAGGACCAGCCATGAATTGCGCGAGCAGTCTTTTCTTGCAAATGTAAATGCTAAAATTTTAAAGTTGACATATGCCCAGCAGCCACCCAAGCCTACCATCACAACTGATAGCAAGGGCAACAAATTAACAACTGCTGTATACAGAGCTGAGCTTGATTTCATTTACAATTCATCTTTTCGCAACAAAATAATACAACAAATATGCAATGGGTTCAACAACAATGTGCTCATTTTAGTAAATCATTTGCCACATGGAGATGCATTGCATCAACATTTGAAATTGCATTGCCCCAACAAGCATGTGGAATACATCAAAGGTGAAATTGAGATTGATGATAGAGAAATTGTAAAACAGCAAATGGAGATTAAAAATGATATGATTGTTGTTGCAATGAGCTCAATCTTCTCCACAGGCGTTAACATTAAAAACATTCACATGATTATTTTTGCTGCAGGAGGCAAGAGTTTTATTCGCGTGGTGCAGAGCATTGGTCGCGGATTGAGAAAAAACGACAACAAGCAAAAATTAACAATCATTGATTTGTGTGATAATCTCAAATATGGCAATGAGCATGCAATGCATCGGCAAAAAATTTATGAACAGGAAAAGATTCAGTTTAATGTAGTTCCTTTCATTGAAAAGTAACAAGCCTATAGTATAATTACAACAATATGTCAACAGAAAAAAGACAAACATCAACTATTCCCAAAGAGCAATTCTATGTGAATCCAGATGTACTGCGCAAGCAAATAGAGCAGTTTTATAAAGATGATATTTGCATCAATGATTTGGGAAATAGTTTGAATAAAATTGCTGAGGGATTAAGTCACTCACCAAGTTTTCATAATTACACTTATCGAGATGAAATGGTGGGAGATGCACTGGTGAAGATGTACAGCGCATTAAAATTTAAAAAGTTTAACATAGAAGGAGATACAAATCCCTTCTCATATTTTACCACCATTGCATTCCATGCATTCATAAATCGCATCAAAAAAGAAAAGAAGCATCATGAAGCCTTGGAAGAGTACAAAGCTGAATGCTATGAAAAATTATTAACTGCAGGCGAAATTCATGATGAAAATTACAACATCTATACACGCCCATGTGATGGTGAGGAAGAATATTTTAATGAATGATCGGGTTGCAATTTTTAGTGATTTGCACATGGGTGTGCACTGCAATGCTACACTTTGGCACAACACATCCAAGCAGTGGGCAAAATGGTTTGCAAATGAGCTCAAATCACACAACATCTCTGATGTAATTTTCTGCGGGGACTTTTTTCATGATAGAGATTTTGTATCAGTAGATACAATGCATGCAGCATGTGATGTGCTGCAAGAATTATCTGAATTTAATCTGCATATGTTTCCAGGCAATCATGACTGCTTTTATAAACAGCATGCTGGTGTCAATTCATTATCAATTTTGCAGGGCTGGAAAAACATCAACATTTATCATACACCGCAGAGCATCACTACATCAGGTGGCTATAAATTTATGTTGTGTCCATGGGGTACTATCCTTGAGGATATTGAACAGAGTGATGCAGTGTTTGGTCATTTTGAAATTCAGACTTTTAAAATGAACACATTTAAGCTTTGTGATCATGGACTCACCATCAGAAAGCTTCTGGATAAATCACCTTTAATTTTTTCCGGTCATTTTCATTTTCATGAAGAGAGATTATTTGAAATAGGCAAAATTATATATGTAGGCAATCCATTTCAAATGGACATGAATGATTCTGGCAATGCCAAGGGTTATTATATTTTTGATGCCAACAACAAAAGCATTGATTTTTATGAAAATAAAATTTCACCATTGCTGTTCAAATACAAATTATCACAAATTAAAAATAGTGCAGCTGGTGAAGATGATCTCAACAACATATGCAACAACATATGCAACAACATAATTCAGTTTATAGTTGATGAGCAGTTGCCAGAGCAGGAATTGGAAGATCTCAAAGCAAAAATTAAATTATGCAACCCACTTGAGATAGAGTTCATTGAAGACATTTCAATGAGCATCAACAACCAGAAATGCACAATGAATTCTGATGGCATTGACATTGAGCAAGCGCTCATTGAATTCATTGATCTCATGCAATATCCTCACAAAAATAAACTGCAGGAGTATGCACTCAACATCTTTAGAAAGTATAAATGAAACAAGTCAATTTTAAGAAAATATCAATAACCAACTTCCTCTCCATTGGCAAAGAGCCTGTTTCAATTGATTTTGAAACAGGCACCAACATCATAACAGGTGTAAACAAGGACATGATGGATAGACGCAATGGTGTAGGCAAATCAACAATTGCTGATGCATTGTATTTTGCAATTTTTGGCACAACCATGCGTGAACTCAAAAAAGATTTAATCATCAACAATTACACCAATGCAACATGCAGTGTAACGCTTGTGTTTGATGTCATTGATATTAACAACATCAATGAGTATAAAGTTGTGCGCACGCTCAATCCAAGCAAATGCTTTTTGCTTAAAAACAATGAAGATGTCACAAGAGATTCCATTGTCAACACCACTCAAAGCATTTGTGATTTAATTGATGCTAGTCCCAGCATTTTTAAAAATTGCGTAATAATGACATTGAGTGAAACAGTGCCATTCATGGCACAGAGCAAGATTGACAAGCGCAAATTCATTGAAAACATTTTTAATCTGCAGGTGTTTAGCAAAATGCTTGCACACGTCAGAGAAGAACACAATGAGTACAAAAAGAAGTATGAGATGGAATTATTCAAGTACAATGAAATCTCTGCAAGCATAAAGAAACTACAAGAGCAGCGCAATGCCATCATCAGAGAGAGACTCAGCAAGGTGGCACAGTTGGCTGAAAGAAAGCTCAAAAGCAATGATGAGCTAGCATCACTTCAACAGCAACTGGATGTTTTATCACCAGTCAACTATGATCAAATAAATGAAACAATTCAAGAGTTGGAAGAATGCAAAAACAAATGCCAGGAAAAAATCGATGCTTTGTTGCAAAAAATTGCTGTTGAAGAAATTCAACTTAAAAATTTAAAAGAGCAGCACAGCAATGCTGGTACAAATAATGATGTGTGTCCCACTTGTCTTAGAGTTGTAGATGCAACTGATGTTGATCACATTGAAGCAGAAAAGCAAAAATTAACAAGTGCAGTCAATGAGTTGAAGCAATTGCTTGAGGTGGATAAAAAAGACTTAACTCAGCAAAAAACCAACAAAGATTCCGTCAAGCACTTCATCAGCAAATATAATGCAAAAATA